AATTAAATTTTAATCAATCGTAACCCGCATGTTATAAGCCGCTAAATAATGTAGAATCCCCAAAAACAGACAAAGGATAAAAATCATGTTTGAATTTGGAATAAATAAATACGTATTTTGGCTAGGCTTTATCATTGGGGGAATGGTATGCCTTGCAGTTTCAGAGATCATTCAGATAGCTCTAGGAACTAGAGAGCTAACCAAAGAACTCAAACGAAAAAATGACATCAATGAGCGCAAAGAAAGAATAGAACCCAAACTATAATTGCGACGAAAATGGGAACCCCAACCCATTTTCTAAAACCTACCGAAATAACTTGATAAGGAAGCCTGTAATCAGAGAGAAGAAGTTTCATAATTTTGATTTCCCGAATCACTCGTAGACACTCGCTCTGCTGAATATGGATTTTGATTCTGCTGAGGAGCTGGAGGTTGTTGCACCTGGTATTGTGGTTGTTGTGGCATTTGCTGCTGAGTATCTTTGAAATAGTTAAAAGGTCGATAACCTTGTAACCACTTTCGACAATCTTGTTGTGAAATATTTGGCATGTAGTTCCCCTGCTGATCTATGGCCATCAGACGACCACTGGAAAGCGTCATCACACCGGACATTCTAGGAAAATCTTTGGGTTGAACTTGAGGAACATATTCAAAGCCATAAGGCTGATCTGGATTATAAGAAACAGTCTGCACAATATTGCCGTTAGGCATGACAGAAGCATTAGAGTTAGAAAGGTTATCAAACCATTGTACGCATTCAGGCAATTCGAGATTCACTGCCTTTCTGCATTCAACATCAGGATTAAAATTTTGAATTTGTTCAGCCAATATTTGATCTTCTGTTTTATTAGCATCAGTAACCTTAATTACTTCATAACCAACATCAGGATCGGAAGGAACAGAAACAGTCTGTTCATCTTTTTTGCCAAACAAACCAAAAAAACCAGTATCAGAAGCTCGCATAATACCAGTAGCAAATAAAAGAACAGGAATAGCACCAATTACATAATACTTTTTAGGAAAGTATTTTTTGACGTTGTGACCTTCAGCAGAGATATAGAAGTTATATAAATGTTTTGGGAACCGCCAAAGCTTTTTCACCAAAGCACCATCAGCGACAGATTTCCCCCAAGTGGTCATTGCTTCGCCAAAAGTCCAAATAGTAGCAGCTTCCATACCGAACTTACGACGCATTACATGATGAATAGTTACGTTACTTAGAACATCTTTATTAAGTTTAGTAGGATTTTGAGTAACGAGTACAATTTCTTGGTTAAAGTGTCGATGCATGGACATAGAAAGACCTATTTCCATGATTTTCTCTTTTTCATCCTTAAGAACTTTTGAATAGAGTTTTTCAGTTTCAGAATAAAGAGATTTTCTTTTTGTATCAGATATATCAGTCAATTGGCTAATACGTCTTAATTCATTTTCCCAATACTCAATTTTGAAATTACGAAGTAAATCACGTTCAGCAAAGGCAGGATGTTCATGTGCTTCATCAAAGATAAGGACAGAACCTGGAGGAAGATCACGCCAATCGAAAGGTTGCAAGTTATTAGATTCAATAACACGGACACCAGTAATTTTAATACCGATGATGTTGGTATATACCTCCCGTCCTTCATTGAGATATTCAAGGCATAGTTCCATGCATTTTAATGTTTTACCAGTACCGACTGGAGCAGTGATGAGAATAGCCATTTATATTATCTCCTAGGCTGAAAACGAAAACGACGGCTGCGGACGTCGTTCCTCCTTCTAGCCTTTCGTTTTCTTATTTCATGCCTAGAGCGACTTTGGAAGTCTTAATAAATGCAGCAGTACCGATAGCTGACATAATTACAGAAAGAGCTTGAGGTATTTTTAAAATACCGAGGACGCCAATAATATTGGAAGGTAAATTGCCATATAAGCCCATCATTTCAGCTTGAGCAGCAGCAACCATATCATTGACAAAGGTATAAGAGAGAAAAGCAAGACCAGCACCTAAAAGCATTTTTGCAATAAGTGAGGAAGCGAATGCAGTTAATATCGTAATCAGAATTGCAGGCATTATGATTTACTCACTATGATGTATGCGCCCATACAGTAAGCAGCAATTAAAATAAAGTTTCCAAAGAGCGATAAGTAATAGCACCAATCAGCAAAGCTGAATGTCTTTGAAAAGCCACGAGCGAATCCGGGTAAAGATAAAGTCACATCAGGAGGACATTGAGCATTTGAACCAAAGATATTTGTTTTAAAAGATTGAGTATCTAAAGGTTTAGTAGGTACAACACCATCACCAAAAGGAGAATCTGGCACGCCTTCATCACCACCAGTTAACCAATCTTTAATTGATTCAAGAACAGACTTATTTTCATCTATCTTTTTATTAGTTTCAGTAAGATCAATATCAATATTTCCACCAATTCCGCCATCACCACCATTACCACCAGAACCACCATCACCGCCCATTTTTCCGAGAATTGAATCAAGTTTTGAGCCTAAGACACCAGTCATGTTTTTAATTACATCTTCCAATTTATCAAGATTGATAATGGTATTTGTTGTCGTGTTTGTCGTGGTATTGGTTGTCGTATTAGTAATCGTGGTATTGTTATTGGTTGTCTGGGTAGAAGTACTTTCACTTGTTGAAGTAGAAGTGCTTTCACTATTTGCAGTATTTTGAGATGGAGGACCATCAGGATCAGCAGGATCAGGAGTAGCAGTTTCAGTAGGTGGTTTATTTGGATCTGGTGTTTTAGGAGGTGGATTAGTTCCACAATCTTGACCAGTAGAAATAGCAGTACATGTCTGACCAGGCTCAGCATCTACATCCACACAAGAACGGATGCGGTATTGACAACCTTCAACACAAACATAACTTTTAGAATTAAGAGGGACTTTTAAACCTTTTGTGGTAGCTGAGGGACATTCGACCTGTTCAGGCATAATATAAGTAGAAAAAGAGCCGTAAACTTGATAACAACGATGAAAATGTCCTGCAACTTCAACAGTTACATTTTTATCAACAATTGTAGTTTTTGCGACTCCCCCCTTACAGGCAGCTAAGGGAGTTGATGCTTTGTAAATAATGCCATTCCAATTAAAAACATATGTTGTTGCTGAATGAGAATAAGAACTAAAAAAGAAAATTAAAAAAATTAAATATTTAAACGCTTTCATAAAACCCCCAAATATTTAATTTCTTATTTAAGCAGACGATAAAAAGCCAAGAAAATAACAGCTAAAATAATCCAGTTAAGATCAGATTCCGTCATTTCCTTGGCTCCCAAAATTAACGACTAAAGAAGCCGATAACTTTACGCGCACAATAAATTGTGACTGCAATACCTAAAATCCAGATGGCAGCAGTATCAATGTTTGCTTCGGCATCAGTACCAGTTAAAGCAGTTGATACATCAAGAGCATTGGCATTACTTGACATGAGCGCAGTTGAAGCAACAGCACC